GTGTCTACAGGACCATGTTTACGAACTTTTTTCATATCTGAAGCAGAAATCTTTTTGTCTTTATTATGATCTAATTTGTCTTGATCACCATGAAGCTCTTCTGGAATTTCTGTAGCTGGAACTTCTACTTTAGGAGTTTTAGAAGCAGGTTTCTTTTTTGTATCTGTAGCTGCTTCTTGAAGCTGCTCTTCTTCTTCAACATTAATCTCTACTTCAACATCATCTGCTTTGACAGCTGTAAATTTCTGTCTAACAGAAGAAGTGTCAGGATCAAAAGTTGTTTTTTTAATATAATCTGCGTAAAATTCAGTACTCATCGTTGCCAGCCTTTATATATTATTAAGGTCTATTTAACCTTAAGGTCTATTTAACCTAGTTAAAGCGTCATGTGCTCTACCAGCTTGTTTTTCAGCGTCGCCGCGGCGTTTGTCTGCCATGCTTGCTGTTTTGTTATCACCTCTTAATTTAGCACTACTAGAATAATCTTTTAAACTATCACTTTTTTTATAATTATCTCTACGAGACTTTGCCAATTTTCTTTTCATCATAAATTTGCCAACAGGGCTAAATGGACCCTCTGCTAATTTAATTAAATCGTTATCTGACATGTCTAATAAAATATTATCTAGTTCGTTTAGATCGCCTTCACCAATATAATTTTTCATTTGCTTACTAATATATGTAGCATAATACTCTTGTAAGCTCATTGTAAACTCCTTATTTTCTACATAGTGACCTTTATTTGTTGCATGGTTAAAACGCTTATGCTTTGGAATGTCATCTGCATGAGTTTTTCCAGCTCTATAAGGATGATGGTCACTATTACTCTGCTTAGCCACCTTTACGGCGGCTTTAGCTTGATGACTATGCAAGCTATCACCTTTTTTAATTTCACCAGTAGCTGTATTAACTGTGTGAACTCGAGTTCCTCTATTAGTTGAAGGGTGTAACGAAGTGTGTTGTTTACCATCATCAGCCTTATGATGTTGATAATGTAAACCATTATTATCAGACTTAGCAGCTGAATCGTGAGATTTAAAGGTCTTTGTCTTCCTATTAATCTCTTTACTATAACCTCCACCTTTTTGGCGATAACCTTTTGTTGGGTGGTGAATTACATGAATAGTACCCAAATCTTGTGCTGCTTCTTCTACTGAAGTAATTTCTAGAATTGTACGTTCTAATGATTTATAGCTCATCGTTGCCATCCTTTAATGTATTCCTGTGAAAAGTTAAAATGTGAGAAATTTAATCTATCAACAAATTTAACTGCTTCACCTTTCTCTGTGTTAATTGCTACATAACCTTCTGGTTCAGTAACTTTAAAACCATCTTTAGTAAGAACAAATGCCTTTTGATTATTTATTAAGTTGAGCTTGTCAATAGCCATCATCTTAGCTTTTGTAATTTCATCTACGTACATAAATGATTTCACTAAAGTAAGTCTATTTTTGTTAAGATCATCAATAAGCTGTCTAAGGGCTGCTCTTTTTGTGTTAATAGCTGCTTCTGATTTAACCTTTGATATAACTTTGTCTTCCCAATAAGTTTTAAGATATTCAATATAATCTTTAGCAGCTGTTCTAGGATTAGGAAGTTGTCCTGCTCTAATTCTACTATTAATAAAAGTTTTAACATTAGCACCTGCAGCAGAAGAAGGAATTGAGTCCATAATTTTAACTATTTTATCAAAACCACCAATTAGTCTTTCTGCTTTATTGATATGAACATTAAAAGCTCTAAGTTCTGCTTCTGTAAAACCTATATCAGACCCTTTGAAATACGCGTCATCCATGAATACATTTCTTGTCGTCTTGAGTTTAGATATATCAACGCCAAAAGAAGCAGAGTAATTAGCCAAAGAACCGCGGCCGCTGTAGGAAGTATGCCAAATGATACCCATGTTAGCGTTTCTAATGAGCTTAGCAATATCAGAGTTAGCAGGCCAAGCGTATACAATTGTATTAGGATGGACTGTAAGATATCTGATTCCATCAATTGTTTCATATTTTTGATCTCCTGAAGTGAATAACATATCTCCTTGAAGAACAGTGTCTTTAGGAATACCTACATTAGGCAACTCTCTTAGAGCTACTTGAAGTTTTTGTGCTTTGCCACCTGACTCGTTATCACTAATATCTTTAGCTGTTTTATAAATTTTAGGATTCTTAGCAAATACTGATTTTGTTCCTACAAAAAATTGGCTATCTTCCGGATCATAACCAGCAAACAAAGCAGGAGCTCCGTCCCATTTTACCGTGAGATCAGCATGATTAGTACCAACTTTAAGAGAAAAATCTTTAAGAAATTCTACAGCTGCACGAGCACCTACATCTCCTCTCTCATAAAGATCTTCATCTGCATGAGTAAGATGTAGGTTTTGCTTAGAGTCAGCAGCTTCGTATAATTTAATACTAGTTAATATCATTAAAGTATTTAATCATTCTTTTTTAGCATTCTAAAGTTGATAACATCCCAGTTAAGAATATTAAGATGGTTAATAATATACTTCTCTATATTATCTCCATAGTTAAACATATATGCATGTTCCCAACAATCAATAATCATAGCAACGTTGTCTACAATTCTGTTATTTGGAATAAGATTAATGTAACCACTAGTATTCATAAACACCCAACCATTGCCTTGAATATTTTTAGCTTTTTCAGTTAATGTTTGTACAAATCTTTCCATAGAACCGTATCTTAATTCCATCATAGAAAGAGCTTTACCAGTAGGCTGATTATTCAATCTAAACTCTCTAATATTCTCAAAATACAAACCATGTAGATATGAACCAGCTTTATCAAAAGCAAAGTCACCTTCACCTTTATTGTACCTGTCTACATGTTTCTTATAAATGTAATTATAATGAAGATCAAAAGCATGTTCATTAATAACAGGCTTTAGTTTAGCTATATCATAAGATACTAATGTTTGTTCAAGCATCTTCATTAATTAAATCTTTCGCTTTTTTAATAAGATCTTTTGCTTCTACATAAAGTTCTTTTGCTCTAGATTTCTTAGATTCTGCTAATTGAATATACTCTTCAGCAATCTCTTCAGGGGTTTTACTTTTTGGAGGTTCAGGAGAATCAATAATATTTAAAACAGGAAAAGCTTGTCTAACAACTTCTGAAGAGATATCATATTCCTTTTGAATAGTTTTGTCTTTTGCTTTACAAATTACATCTGCTTCATTTGCGTCAACAGCTTCTAACATTTCAATAAATGAACGCTCTATTTGAAGAGGTCTCATTTTAATTGATTGTGCTGATCTGACAATAACTGGAAAAATTCTGATATATTCCCATAAAGAGGCGTGATTAGGACCGTCTGGGTTATCATTTCTATTAAAAGGAGGTGTTCCTTCTGGAAGCATAGGAACAATAGAGCTACAATAACTCATCTTCAAAATTCTATGAAGAGGAGTATGATCGTAATATTTTTCTTGGAGAGTTTTAACCTTTAATTCATCGCTTTTAAGATTGCTAATTTCTTCTAGTATTTCAAATACCTGCATATCCCGTGGTTTGATATTCTTCATAATTTAATCCTTTTCTTACACTTTTCATAATATTATCTGCATCTCTTTGCAGATTTCTAGGCAAACCTTGTTTAAAGCTTGCTGTATCACCATCCGCTGCGATGGCTCTCATTTTAGAAGCTGACATACCTGAAACATCATCAGCATCTGGGTCACGCTCACCAGCTGATACTACATCAATAGTATCAAACGAATATTCTTTACCATTATACTTGTTGATAAGTTCTCTAAAATCTGAAACTCTATCAGAACCTACAACCAAAACAACCTCATCATATTTTTTCTCTAACTCTTGTAACACTTTAATTATAGTGTTAGCTCTAGACATTTTTACAATATTTCCAAAAGCTTTCTTTGCTAATTTTATTTTTTCTTTATATTCTAAAGGATCTTTTGGAATTTTGTGAGTATGAGACAGATAAATGAGAGGGTCACCTTTATGAGCTCTAGCGACCGCTCTCACCTTATTAACCAGTTTTTCATGTCCTATTGTAGGAGGATTCATCCTCCCGAACGTAAAAACTGCTTTAGACATATTATGTTAGGTCTGATGTTGCAATATGGTTATTACTATCAGCCAAAGCAGCGATTTCTACACTTGTTAACAAATCTTGAGTAGAGAAATCTACAGTAGAAGCTGCTTCAATTGAGTTTTGAGTAGAAGCTCTACCAAGTGGAAGTGCATCTAAAATTTCATGTGTATTAGTGCCATCTGTACCAGTTACACCAAACCCTGCTGCAGAAGCTTGAACAGCTGCACCAAAAGCTACACCTTTACCATCAATAGCTGTCTGGTCATTAGTACCAGAAGCGTCAGGAATTACATAAGTCATAAGGATCTCCTTTAAATTGTTATAACAATATTATTTATTACAATTTAACTTCAAAATCTTGAAGAGACTCCATAAGCAATTTCATTTGATTTTTAGTAAACAATGTCATTAAACGATTAATAGAACCTTTTGCAGGCTTATTAAAAGCTTCTAGAATCTCTTGTTTAAGATAATCAGGACATCTGCTCAGATCAATCATATCTCTATTACGTATAATACGACGAGCAATTGTTGTACCTAATGCTTCAGGATCTTGCATAAGCATATCCATTTTAGCTTTGCGAAGAGGTGTTTGTCTGGCATTTTCTTCTACTAGTACATCATCGTCTGACATTACATTAGGAATACCATCACCCATATCACCTTTAAGTATTTTAATTTCTAAATCAGTAATAGGATCAATATCAGGTTCTATCCATTTCTTCTGAATGTTAGAAAACTGTTTAATGTTAGGATATTTCTGTAGCTGTACAAAATCTTTATCTGGTGATACGATAACAGTAGGAGTAGGGTTCATATTAGCTTCTACAATAGTAGCAATAACATCATCTGCCTCACATCCTTCAATACGAACACAACGATAAGGAGAGTATGTTTCTATTTCTTCTCGTACGTTGTTCATCATAGTAAAGATAGCATTCCAATCATGCTTAGACTCTTTACGTTGTTTTTTGCGATTAGCCTTATACTGAGGAAAAGTCTTCTTACGCCATACATTAGTATGATCCATAGCAATAACCATCTCACCAAATTCATTACGAAACTTTTCGTTATACTGACGAATAATATTAAAAATCTGATGGCGAACTAATCCTGGTTCGTCCATAAAATCATCTACTCTAACCATAATAGACGACATCGCAATTGATGAGTAATCAAGTAATATCAACGTAAGCTCCTATCCTACCGTTAACGTCAGGGCATTTTACATACCGATACCCGTCTGGAGGATCGATATGATCACCTTCCCAAACGGGTATAAAGACATTATTATTATAAGAGAAATCTGGATTTTTTCTGATATGAATTTCGATTAGTTTGTTACCAATAAATTCACAATTAATATTAGGTTTATCTCTAAAATTTATTAGAATATGAGGTAAAGGAAAGTCTTTTTTGACTGTTGTCCATTTTTTCCATTTAGTAATATCATCACCATGTATTCCTTGAGTAACTCTTACTAACTTACCATATTCATAATCTACAGAATAATGATTACCTCTAAAAACTTGACACCAGAAATGACCTGTTGGAAGATCGTCTGTTGAATCTTGTAACCACATAAGCTTTGTACCCAAACCTAACCCTAGAAAGTTTATAGCTGGACGAACAATATAATTATCTGGTTTAGGAACGTTTACACCTACGGGACCACATCTATAACCCATCATTCTAGATATTTGTAGTTTATTGTATACCCACAACTCGTCTGCAGACAGATCATAATATTCATTATCAAAATCTTTTTGATTCATCATTCCCAATTGATATCCATGATAGGCTTTGTATCTGTAGAAGTGTTTATCATAGCATCGTTTTGAGCTTCAATAGATGAAGGTTGATTAGGAAGATCAGTAACTCTCATTTTAGCATAGTCAACATTTAATAACCAATTACGTCTGTCAGAAGGATCACCGTATCTATTTTTTAACTGAGTGAATCTTATTAGACCTTCGTCTCTTAGTTTATCGTTTGTAGTCATAGCAAAGAAATAGTCAGCAGTCATAGGAAGTCCAAACGATTCTGATACAGAAGTAATTTCTACATCAGCATCGCTAAAACCTTGACGGTTAGTCTGAGTAGCTGTAAGTACAGGAACATCAAACTCCATAGCCAAAGCTCTTAATTCTTCTGCAGTAGATTTAATCTGTTCATATGAGTTAGCTTGTTTACTTGCACTCATAGATTGACAAATATTAAGATAGTCAATACAAACTAAATCAGGTACAAAATCTTTCTTTTGTTTCAACTCTTTTAGTAGAGCTCTAAAGTGTCCTGCATGAGCAGATTTAGTAGGATACTCTTTGACAACTAGCTGACCTTTTGTTTTCATTTTAAGATTATCAAACCTTTTCATAAAAGATTCTTTAGCAATTACTTCTAACTCTTCGTTATTAAGGTTCAACAAATTCTGGTCAATACGTTGAGCAATCTTCTCTTCAGCCATCTCCATAGTTACATATAAAACGTTATGTCCTGACTCTACTAGATTTGCAGTCATAGCACACATAAAGAGAGATTTACCCACACCAGTACCTGCCATAATTACACCTAGAGTTTTCGAAGGAAAACCACCTCTAAGAATATAATCCATATGCTCTAGACCAGAAGGTATCTTTAGCTCTTTACGGTTATAGAACTCCCAACGTTCATCTGCTTCGTCGATATAATCATGACCTACAGATTTATCAAACGATGTAGAGATAGCTTGAGTTAAAAGTTCGGGCAAAGCTGACATAGGAGTCTTTTTATCTTCACCACCTATTACATTTACAGCTTGATAAACAGCATTAACAATAGCTCTTTCTTGACACCATTGTTCTGTCTTATTAACTAAAAATTCTATTTTAGAAATAGGTTCTACATCTGTATTAAGAAGCTTCATAGACTCGTTATAAACAGCTTCTGTTAAGTCATTACGCGATTCTAATTCAATTTTAATAGCCGCTGATTTAGGAGCATTATTATATTTACCGTAATACTTATGTATTTCTTCGAATATTATACTTTCATGTTTCTCAGTAAAATAATCTTTTGTTAGAAAAGGTAATACTTTCTGACAAAACTCATCACTTTTAAGTAAATTGTAAAGTATACCTTTTCTTAGCTCTGGTGAGTCGACTGCCAACGTTTAAGATCCTCTGGTGTATTGATTTCTGCACATGGGCTATCATTATAAACAAGCCCTACAGGTATATTATTATAAATCCAACGTAATTGTTCTAAACTTTCTTCCAATTCTCCATCATAAACCGGAAGTTTTTTATAAGCAGCTAACGCCCACTTAGTGTAAGCATATATACCATAGTGGTGATCCCCATAACCAGAAATACCACGACCAAACCAAATTGCACGCGAGGATGATCTGATGACTTTAACACTATTAAGATTAGATCTATCATCATCGCTAATATCGCTCCACACAGTAACAACTGGAAAATTTTGAAGCCCATTTTTAAGATCCTCTATAACTGGAGGGACATCTATCATGTCACCTTGTACGTTAATAATTGCATCATAACTATCTAACAAAGGTTGATTAGCAGCTTCTGCAACTCTTTCTGTTCCGTTACTACATTCAGGAGAAGTTATAATTGCTTTATCTTTAGGAAACAAAGATGCTATACGTTTACTATCAGTAGCTATGAATACATCTTCTTGTGGGTGCCAGCAGCAACACCAATGATGAACACGTTGAATTAAACAATGTTCTTTTGTTACTTGTGCTATCATTTTTTCAGGATAACGAGTTGATTCAATTCTTGCTGGTATTACTATCGCTGTTTTCATTATTAACCGTCTCTGTTATAATATCTCTAATTATAGAACCTGATAATTTTTCAAACGAATTAATGTCTTCAGGTACATCACCTAAAAATTCTGTAGTAAATGTTAAAAGTCCATCATCATTTTCTAATTTCATATCAACAGGGCGCCAGATTGTATTTTTAAATTTACCATTCTTAATCTTAATCCATTCGCCTCCGTTAGGATCTTTAAAGGGCTCAAAGTTCTTAGGATTAGGCTTCATCTGGAAATAACTCCTTTTCTACATGAATAATTTCTTCCTCTGGTTCTTCAATAACAGCTCTAACTTCACTTATTGAAAAACGCTTTTTAATTGCAGCTGCAAAACCAGCTTTAAACATTGGAAGCCAAAACTCTGCTGTGTCTGTATCTTTACGACGTTTTTTGTCAGTAATAACTTCACCAGTAGATGGATCAATACCTTCAAACCACCCATTAGCAGGTTTCTGAATCCAGCCAATCTCAATACCTACATCTAAAAGACCTGACCATTTATTAATACCACCTTCCCAAGAGATAGATAAAGGAAGTCTAGTTTTTTCTCTAACAAAGCGAGACTTATCTACACCTATCATAAAGTTATAACCTGAGACTTCTTTACCATCTTTTTCTTGTTGGCGACCCATAAAGAAAATCTGATTAGCAGAGTAATAGATACCTGTACCGCCAGACATAATCTCTTTAGGAAACAAACCTATTTCTTGATAGGTATGGTTAATAACAATCATAGGAATATCACGAGTGGTTAGATAAGGAGTAACAATACGGAAAAGACCTTTAAGGGCTTTAGCACGAGACATATCTGCTACAGACTTTTCGTTGAGAGCATCTTCTAATTCTTTCTTAGATGCTAAGTTACCAACTGAGTCAATAACAATAGCAACTTTATCACCTCGTTCAATATTATCTAATTGACGAGTAATATCAAATTTAAGTTGCTCTACATGCTCAACTGGTGTATGAAGTACTCGCTCTGGGTCTACGTTCATAGATTTTAGATATTCTGGCGTGATACCAAACTCTGTGTCATAAAGTAGACATACAGCGTCGCTATGCTTTTTTAAATAAGCGCCTGCCATAAGCAGAGCGAGATTAGATTTAAAATGTTTAGATGGACCTGCAATAACCGTAAGACCAGAAGTCAAACCACCATCTACAGAACCTGATAAAGCAACGTTCAAAATAGGAACGTCTGTTGGACACATATCTTTTTTATTGAATAGTTGAGATTTAGATAAAACCTCAGATTGTTTTACAGTTGAAGTTTTCTTCAACTTACTTAATAGATCACTCATTTTTTCTCCTAGCTGTTTTACTTAACAGGTGCTACCTGATTACATTATATATTTAATCGTTAAATTTTTCTTCGACTGATTTAATATGCTTACATTTACGATAAGCAACACAAGAGCATTCAAAGCCCCAATTAGTCATTTCAACATGATATTGATCACCTTTAGATCCTGTAACAGGCCAAAGGACACCTACTAAGTGATGTCCGCGTGTATCAACAATTTCTGATTTATGAGCCATATCACACCTCCTACGTATATATTATAGGAGGAGTGAAAGGTTTTTTATAAGGTTTATCTTTAATATGTTGTTACCCCGGGTTTTTTATAAACGAATCCGGAACGTCTTTTTTAGAGTATTCACATTCACATTTAATACAAACATCGTTAATACAATCTTCGCAATCTGGTCTATGACAATGACATTTGTGATTACATTTTTTGCAAAGGTTCATAAATCGTCTCCTCAAAAGTAAAATCTTCTTCTTCTAACTGACCGTTAAAATCTGAGCATCTCTCTAAATATTCAATCCAACCTGTAGCAATATACTTATCTTTATCTACAATTTGACCTACATGTGTATGTGTCCAATCTGCTGGCCAAATTAATGTATGACCTATATTAGCTTCAAAGGTTACATCAGAATAAGGAAAAATTGTTCCTCCACTTTGTACACTATTAAGATATGTCATAAAAACTAAGACCCTATTTTCCGCTGAATTAGAAGGAGCTCTTTCACAATGAGGCTTAAAATAACCTTGGTTGGGTTTATACCATTGAATGTTAAAATTACTATTTAAACCTATTTTAGGACCTTCTTTTAATATAGGAAACGTATTAATATAATCTAGTAAAGCGGAATTTAAAAAATGTAAATAATTATTAACCTGAAAAAAATCTAAACTATCTTGATAACAAACACTAACATCAGTTGATCTTTTAATTTTATCTGTTCTATCAACAACGTTACCAAAGCGCTTGACTTGAAGGGATCTATAATCTTTTATTTCATGAAACCACCCCACTAAATCTTCACATACTTTATCAGGGAAGTCGTAAATTTTTATAAAATTATCTTTTTCTACATCCATTTTTTTTAAATTATAATTATTAGTATCAAGCATATCTATTTCTGTCATTTTAATTTAGGACCTTTATACCAAGCAGAGAGTGAAGTTCTTTTACCATTTGTAACATTAGTAACTTTGTGAGGAAAATACGACGGGAACATAAGAATAGAACCTTTAGATCTTATTTCTTTTACTAATCTCTTTCTACCAGGGGCTATATAAAAATCACCACCAGAAAAATTATTATTTTCGGAAATATTTAAAATTACAGTAATTTTAATATCTCTTAATGATCCTTCAGAACTTGAATCTATATGCCAATCATAATTATTGTTATCGTTTTCATAATTATTAATATTAACAGAAGAAGGTGCTTCGTCAATGTCTAAGCCAAAATATTCTCTATTATTATACATTACAAAATCATTAATATAAGAAATATAAGGGTCTTTATCTTTTAATAACGATACAAAGCTTTGAGCTTTTTTAAAACCGGC